ACTGCTTAAATTAGCATAAGTTAACGAACCTCAGTTTATCTGGGGTTTTTTTATGTTTTGCATTAGAATAATAGTATACTATTTTATTTTTATGGTAAGTAATTTATCTGCACTAGATAGGCTTAGAAAAGCTGCAAATCTTGAACCAAAGAAAAAAGAAGTTGAATTATCTGATGGTTCTATCTTTGAAATGTATGTAAGTCCATTGACAATGGCAGAACGTGACAGAGCACAAAGATTGTCTAGGGATGACAATAATAATTTTGCTTTACAGTTATTAATGACAAAAGCATTAGATGAAACTGGCAGAAAACTTTTTAATGCAGGAGAAATTGATGTGTTAAAAAATGAAGTAAAAGATAGTGATCTACAGAAATTAATGCTTGCAGTTATCACAGAAGAAGAGGAGGTAATCGACCCAAAAGGTTAACTGCTGAATTAAAAAAAGATAATTTAATGATGTTGCAATTTGGTGTTGCAAAAGAATTAGGAAAAACTTTAAGAGAAATAAGAGATATGACTTTAGATGAACTAATAGGTTGGAGTTCATATTTTCAAGTAATTAATGAAGAACAAGAAAAAGAATTTGAAAAAGCAAAACGTAGGAGATAAGCTAGAATAAAGTAACCTTTTATTGTTTAGTCGTGGCAACAAGAGCAGATATAGAGATTAATGTAAAAGGTCTTAAAAAGGTACAAGAATTATCAAAACAATTAGATAAAGTTAGTGGCAAAGTAAATCAATTAAATAAAGGTGGCGGTGCAGGTGCTGCAAGTAAAAGTAATAAATTAGAAAAAGAATCTGCAAGCCTTCAAGAGAAAAAAAGAGCTTCAATGATTCGAGTACGAAGTATTGGAGATCAAATACAAAAAGCAAAGGAAGCAGGATTAAAAACAGATAGAGCCAGTAGAGCTTTAAATAGAGCAGCTTTAGCTAATTCTCAAGGTAAATTTAAAGTTGCAAAAGCATCTACTGATGCTGCTTTACTTGAATTGAAAGCATTACAGGCTCAGACTAAAGAATTAACACAGCAAAAGATATTAAGGGCTGCAAGAGGTGGAGGTTTTGGTGGAGGAGGTCGAGGAGCAGGAGGAAGAGGAAGTGGAGGTGATGGGGCATTACAAAGTGCATTAGTTAGTGGTGCATTTCCATTGTTATTTGGTCAGGGGCCAGTTGGAGCTATAGCTGGTGGTGCAGGTGGTTTTATAGGTACTAAACTTGGTGGACAGATGGGAGGTTTTGCAGGAGGTCTTGTCGCTACTGCTCTGCTTCAACAACTTCAACAAGGTGTTACTGCTCTTGGAGAACTAGGCCAAGCAATGAGCACTTTAACTCCTGACATAAGTGCCTTAAGTAGATCTATGGGAATTATGGGAACTATAGAAGAGAGAAGATTGCAAATTATCGAACAGACTCAAGGTAAACAGGCAGCTTTAAATGCAGCTTTAGAAATGATGGGAGACAAGATAGGCGAAGAAAACGTAGAAGAATTACGAAAATTTGGTGAAACATTTAGAAATTTAACTAATAGCACTGTTGAATTTTTTACAAAAGTACAAGCAGCAGTAGCAAAATTATTAAATCAAGCTGTAGATGCAAGAGCAGATGTTAACTTACGAGGTAGAGCAAGAAGTTTTGTAGCAGAAAATCCAAATAACGCAGCGTTTAGAGAGATAAATGAACAGATAGCTGATCTAGAATCACAAAGAGGTGGTGGAGGAAGAAAAGTTGCAAAAGATCTCACTAATCGAATAAATATTTTAAAACAAGAAAGATTAGAAATAGCAGAAACTATTATTTTAGAAAAAGATAAAGATAAATTACGAGTTAAAACAAATAAATTAATTACGGCTGGATTAGGAGATTTACAAAAAGAAAATGAATTAAATAAAGCTATTATTGCTGGTAATGAAGAAGAATTTTTAGTCAAACAAGCAATAACAGACAAAGTAGAAGAAATGGGTTTAGTAATGGAAAAATTAACTCCTTTACAGCTAGAAAGAATTAGAAATGATATAACTACAAATAAAAATTTAAAAGAACAGGCTCGACTTGCAAAGGCAGTAAATGATGCTTTTGAAAAATTAAGTACATCTATTTTGAATGATGTTAAAGAAGGTATAAAAGGACTTATAAAAGGAACATCTACCCTTGGAGATTTACTTAATAATGTTGCTGATAGATTTTTAGATGTAGCACTTAATCAAGCATTATTTGGTTCAATATTAGGTTCTCAAGGTAAAAAAGGAGGAGGCATTTTTGGTGCTTTAGGATTATTTGCTAACGGAGGTAGACCACCAGTAGGAAAACCTTCAATCGTAGGAGAAAGAGGGCCAGAATTATTTGTACCAAGGTCATCTGGAACGATTGTGCCAAACAATAAACTTGGAGGTGGCAATAATACAAGTGTTGTTGTTAATGTAGACGCATCAGGTTCAGATGTTCAAGGTGATGATGCTCAAGCAAGAGAGCTTGGCACAGCTTTATCTGTTGCTGTTAAACAAGAGCTATTGAAACAGCAAAGACCTGGAGGATTACTCGCTAATACACGCTAATGGCTACTTTTCCTGATTACAACCCACAATACTCTGCTACAAAACGTAGTCAGTCAAACCTTAGGATCACTCAATTCGGAGATGGATACCAGCAAAGGACTACTTTTGGATTAAATCAAGATCCAAAAGTGTGGAATCTTACATTTAATGTGGATGATGAAGATGCAGATGAAATTGAAACATTTTTAGAAGCTAGAGGAAAAGATGGAGCATCATTTTCTTGGTCACCTCCTGATACAACCACAACATTCAAATGGATATGTAAAAGTTTTAACAGAGAGATGTTCGAGTTTCAAAGAAATAGAATTACAGCTAGTTTTGAAGAAGTATTTGAACCCTAATGGCAGTACCAGTTTCTCAGCTTCAAGCAATAAATCCTACTGCAATTATTGAATTGTTTACTTTAACACTCGATTCAACATTGCATGGTGCTACCACTGTCTATAGATTTCATAACGGTGCAAATTTAAATTCAAATGGAGAAGTAGTATGGGCTGGTAATACTTATGAAAGATTTCCTATTCAATGTGAAGGATTTGAATTTACAGGAACAGGAACTTTGCCAAGACCAACTATATCTGTCAGTAATATCTTTGGAACGATTACTGCAATTATGCAGAACGTAAATCAAACAACAGTTGGTAATGATTTAAACGGTGCAAAATTAACAAGAATTAGAACATTAGCTAGATTTTTAGATGCTGTTAATTTTGAAGGAAATACAAACCCTCATGGTACTCCCGATCCAACGGCAGAATTTCCTCAAGAAATTTACTTTTTAGATAGAAAAGTTAGTGAAAATAGAAATGTTGTCCAATGGGAAGCTCAATCTGCATTAGATTTAGTAAATGTAAAATTACCAAAAAGAATAGCAACTAGGGATATTTTCCCTGGCATTGGGACATTTGTAGGATGACTTGGCAGGATATTGCACTAAAACACGCAAAAGATGACAGCCCTTACGAAGCGTGTGGTCTTGTAATAGTTCACAAAGGAAAAGAAAAGTATTTTCCTTGTAAAAATTTAGCAAGTGACATGAATCATCAATTCATAATTGATCCTGATGATTGGGTAAAAGCAGAAGATAAAGGAGAAATTATAGGTGTTTTTCATAGCCATCCCAAAACACCTCCAACGCCAAGTCAAGCTGACCTTGCGAGTTGTGAATATTTAGATTTACCTTTTTATATAGTTAATCCAGAGTTAGAACAATGGTACTTTTTTAAGCCATCTGGTTACAAAAATGGACTTATAGGCAGAGAATGGGTATGGGGTATCCAAGACTGTTGCACTCTAATCTATGATTGGTTCGATCAAATTAAAGGTATAAAATTAAAAAAATGGCAGACCCCAAAAACTCCAGAAGATTTTAGAGACAATCCTTTGTTTGAAGATAAAATACCTTTAACAGGTTTCAGAGAACTACAAGAAAATGAAGATTTACAAATTGGAGATGTATTACTAATGGAAGGATCAACAGGACAATTAAATCATGTAGCTTTATATGTAGGAGATCAAACAATTTTTCAACATTGTAGAAAAAGATTGAGCAGTAGGGAAGTTTACGATGGGCATTTAATAAGATGCACTAAGAAGAGGTATCGTTATGCTTAGTAAAATAAAAGTTTATGGGAGATTAGCTCGTTTTCTAGGACAACGTACTTTTGAGGCTGAAGTGCAAACACCTATAGACTCTATAAAGTTTTTATTAGCCAATTTTCCTAATTTAGAAAGACACATGGTAGAACAAAACTACCAAATAAGAGTAGGTAAGTATGAGATTGATGAAACAGAATTGTTTAATCCCGTAGGTATGCAAGAAATAAAGATAATACCTATTGCAACTGGTTCAGATGATGTCGTAAAAGTGGTAACTGGAGTTGCATTAATTGGAGTTGGCATAGCTTCTGGTGGTGCTGGTTTTGCTTTCGGAAGTAGCGGTATAGGATTTGTTGGTGCAGGAGCAGTCCCTAGTGCTTTGGCAGCAGCAGCAGGAAATTTAGGTATTTACTTAGTTTTATCAGGAGCAGCCTCTATGCTTACTCCTGTTCCACAACCTCCTGGAGTTTCAGAAGATCCACAATCTCAGAACTTTTCATTCAGTGGAGTGCAGAATACATCAAGAGCAGGAACAGCTTTACCTGTG